ATGATTTTTATCGCGCGTTTTATGAATAGCTTTCTGCATCAGGCGTCGTTCGCCACGGGGTATTGGTGCTATGATCGGCATCGCTCAGTCCGGTTGGTGGTTTTGGTTGGTTTGGCGATTGATCAGATCGCACAATCCGGGCTGAGTTCCCTTTCAGTGATCTACTATTCCGCGCATCTATTTAGTAAAGTAATATTAAACTGTGCCCCGTTTAATGGATTTAAAACTAAAGCGTCTAAATCATCACCTAGCGCCCTTCCCTCATCAAAAGGGGTTGAACTTGTTTTCTTTGGTCGACTAGAGACAAGGAAAGGTTTAGATATTTTCCTTAGAGCGATCAATAAACTTGACGAATCGGATGTTGCAAAGCTATGCGGCATAACTTTTGTTGGTAAAGATGTTAATTTATCTGGAGTCAACTCTAATACAATAATTAATAACAGCACAAGGTCGATTAAGACTCCAGTCAATATCATTAATGATCTGGATAGAACAAGCGCTAACGCATACTTAAAAAAAGAAAATGTATTAGTTGTTATTCCTTCTTTAGTTGAGAACTCTCCATATACAGTTTATGAATGCCTTATTAACAATATTAATTTTATTTCTACCAGTATCGGCGGCATCCCTGAACTGATCCCGAAAGAACATCATGTAAATATTTTATTCACACCAAATCCTGTTGATTTGCACGGTAAAATACACCAGCGACTTAACAATCTTGACTCTAAGCCCGGTCTGGTTTCTGGACAAGATTCAATTACTTTTGAGTGGATTAAGACTGTTAAGGCTTCCGCTGAAAATTTGTTTAAAAAATTAGACAAAAATGAGCAGCCTTTAGTAAGTGTTTGTTTAGTTCATTATGATAGGCATCATTTATTACAGCAAGCGATTGCATCCTTGAAAACTCAGAGCTATAAAAATTTTGAAGTTATACTTGTGGATGACGGGAGTTCAAAAGAAGACTCACAGCGTTACTTAGATTTAATTGAACATGATTTTTCAGTCAGGAACTGGAAGATCATTAAAAGTTCTAATAATTATCTTGGTGCTGCAAGAAACTTAGCCGCCAAGCATGCAAATGGCGATTACCTTATTTTCATGGATGATGATAATGTTGCGAAACCTTTTGAAATTGAGACGTTTGTAACTGCTGCTATCAATTCTGGTTCAGACATACTCACTACCCCAAGCGATCTGATCTTTGGTGAGGAATTCCCTTCTCCATTTAGAAAAATGACCAATTGCTGGCTTCCTTTGGGACCAGATTTAAACATTGCTAGTTTTAACAATTGTTTTGGTGACGCTAATGCAATGATTAAGAAAGAAGTGTTTCAAAAGATTGGTGGATTTACTGAGGACTACGGGTTAGGCCATGAGGATTGGGAGTTTTTCCTGAAGGCATCACTAGCCGGTTATAAGCTACAAATTGTCCCTGAACCTCTTTTCTGGTACAGAGTTGCTAATACAGGAATGCTGTTAAGTGGCAATAAGAAAAAAAATAACTATAGAAGTTTACGTCCTTTCTTGAATGAAAGCGTCAAATATAACTATGCCACCAGTTTAATTCCTTCATATCTTGATAAAATCCAACACCTTGAAGAAGAAAACCACAGATTAAGAAGTGCGAATGGACTAGGTTCTGTGAGTAATCAATTAAGCCAACTTGGTGATAAGGTTGATTTATTAATTTCTCAACAAAAAGAGGGTTGGGCTCACGATCGATTCGTTGTACTTCATAACCAATTAGATCATTTAACTTCTCAGCAACGAGAGGGATGGGCACATGACCGTTTCGAAGCTCTTTTAAGCAGATTAAATGGTTCAAACAACAGCCAAAGTGGGTTTTTAAAAAGAATATTCATTAAGCTAAAAAGCCTAGTTAAATAAAATCCTCAACGGGCTACTACAGCCCGTTTTATTTTTTTTATTTCAAGGTTTGTCAGGCCACGGGATATCCGGTGCTGTTGAAGTATCAACCCGATTCAGAAGTACTCGATACTTTTTCCAGGCAGTGAGTTGATTTTTTTCATCTTCCGTTGCCATGTTCAGATCAACGGCATCCTGAAGAATTGATATTGACTGACTGGCCTCAGCTATGAGACTTGTTTTTTGTTGTACAACTTGTGCGATAAGTTCTGACTTGGGTACTTCAGGTGCTGGTGGCGGCGTGAAGACACCATCTTTATAAGACCAGCTTATACCTGCTCCACTATCTCCACATTTGACAGCAGTTGTATTATCTGGAGGTGTCCATTCCGACTCTCCATCCCATACGGTTACATTAATGACCGTTCCGCTATCATCTATGATTGCATAAGTATCAGTTTTCATCAGGCATACTCCCAAACAACTACCATCCCATCGATTCCCGTAGCTCCGGTATATGAAACTCCAGCTGATGCGTAAACACCGTCAGCACCCCTGCCTCTGAATCCACCGGGAAAAGGAGAATTTGGAGCGCTAAACCCGCATGCAGTGCCCGCGGTAACCTGAATTATCGGAGAAGATAAAGAGGTCCCGGAAGAATTCGCCAGGACCTTTCCTGTTGAGTCATTTTGAGCGCCCGTACGATGATAAGCAGAACCCGCAACACCAGCCCCAGATGTAGAAAGCGTTCCATCTGCCGGATTACCACCACCGAGCGACATATACGGTCCAAAATATGTCGCTCCACCATAATTGTTCGGCGTGCCGCCTGACCCCACAGTAACTGTTAGTGGTGTGCCTATTGCTGATAGTTCAAACAAAGATTTGCAATATTGCCCGTGATATCCCGGGGTTGACCCGCCTGTTTGCCCGTTAGCAGTTGAGCCAGAACGACTCCCGCCACCACCAGAAATTGCCTCAACAATAATTTTTTTGGTGCCCGGGGTTGGAGCATATTGCCCGTTAACAACAAATATCTGGATATTTAAAAGTCTTCCCGGGGTTAAAGCGGTTAGGCCAGCCTTGAGATTTGCCAAAATTGTTGCTGGCGATCCATTGTCGAGCACATCAACCGATGCTGAATCTGATATGAATTGAGCCAACACATAGGCCATTGTTGATGACTGGCGAAGAACCTTGTTGATTTGCGCTGAAGACGCCTTGCCGCTTTGAAACCCACTAAGCAATGCAGCCAGTGCCTCATATTCAGCCTGGCTGGTTACGTTTGCGCTATTGGTGTTTGCAAACGCCTTAAAGTTGTTTGTAGCCATTAAAGTGTCACTCCCCATGCGCCGTCATCAAATCCGGCAATATATTCATTGTCCATATCGAAGCCGAAGAATTTCGACCCAACTGATGGTGTTAAAATAGAAGGCGTTTGAATATCCCCTGCCCATACTCCCGCAGCTTTTACTGTCAGGTATCCCTGTTTGATAGCAGCCAGAAGCTCGAGTGACACCTGGCTGATATCCTCTTCAGGAAATACCCAGACTGAGATGGTCATGTCTTGGTTGTCGACGATTTGCATACGCAAACCGGAACCTTCTAGCGCGGTTTCCAGAATCGCCGGCAGCGAGTCGTTTTGCCCGTCCCAGCTGTTGATGGCTATCTTCGCCTTCAGGACAATGCGATAAGTGTCATCACTCAGGCTGGTAAAGCCAGCATCCGGGTCATACGGCCCTTGCCAGACGCCCTGGTCCCAGCCAACCCCATCGGTATCAAACGAAAAGTAGACGCCACTTATTGGCTGGCTGACGATTCGCGTTCGCCCAATCCATTCTCCCAGCACATCAAGTTGTACGCCCACTGCACTGTCGATATCGAACGCAGTGAGCAGATTCTGCAGGGCTGTGGAAGTATCAGTAAGCGGACGCGTTGACAGGTCGACGTGATCGACAAACAGAGGTTTTCCTCTGTGGTAGTTGGTAATCAGGTCGGTATATTTGCTCATGACGTCACCGTTAGAGCGATATTTGCTGTACTGCATGATGCTGATTCGTTGAAGGCTGTGACGATATTTGCTGCCGCCTGCGAGCTGGCTGACTTGCCAATTGTCAGGGCGTTGATGTCGTAGTATTTCGCGTTGCCGCCGCTCACGACACCGAGGTTTGCCGGCGAATAGATGCGGCTTAACAGGACGTCATCGCCTATCTTCAGGCTGTTAATATAATCGGCTATCGCCTGCTTAATCTGCTCGCCGATCTGAGTGGTGTAACCGGTGAAAACCTTCAGCGTTATGGCGACATATATCGGAACATCAGTTGATCGCGAGAAGCTGATTGCGTGCGGATTGTCGTATTTATCCAGCACAGTGACGGTCGTAGAGCCGTAAGTGGCAACGCCCTGGCCCTTTTTGCCACGGATAGTCTGTGCGATATCCGTAACGTCTCCACCGTCCACTATTGCCGCGATTGAGTGTGCTGGTATGCCATCACTGTTCACTGCTCCAGTATCGTTCTCGTAAAGCTTATGACGGGTTACGCCTGTTACGTTGGCAATCGCGCCGTCGACAGCATCAAACGGCGTCAGCGCAGGAATAGCTACGCTCTGAGCCTGTCGCACACGAAGCTGAGCATCGGTTTCCGCTGCGGAGCCCACAGTTGCCGCGCTGGGATTTGAAACCGCCGTCCATCCGCGCGTTGGTGTGTTAATTTTGGTGATGCTGCCCGCGACCGCCGCAACTGCACCGGATGTTGCGCAGGTGGCAGTAACGGTAACCGATCCGTCGACATCGATAGTTACGCTCGCCGGGAGGTTCCAGATTATGCCGTTTGCATCCTTTACGGAGCCATTGGTAATTGTCGTTCCGGCCGTACCGATGAGCGTCACGTCAACCGTAGAATTAGTGGCCGCCTTGCGTGTGATGCCGTTAATTTTAACGTTTCGTGTCAGGGCGTCAGTCATGCCTGATGACGGTGAAAACGAGTTGTAGACTTGAATCGCCGTGTTGTTGGCATCGTGCACCGCCAGCGCCACAAGCGCCACCATCTGCCCGTCTTTACTGTCCGGCTCAAGATAGGCGTCGGTGCCGTAAATCTGCTGAAAATATTCAATGATAGTGCTCAGGATTGTCTGGTAATCAGGCGCACTGATGCCTGAGGCGGTCACCGTAGCGGAGAGCCCCAGCGTGTCTAAATTGAGAGCCATTACGCCTCGCTTGTGACTGTCGTCGTTCCGTAGATAGTGTCGATCGTCGCGGTAAAAACTACGCGGCGGGATGAGGTATTCAGGGTCGTATCGAACGACCTGATAGAGTTAACGCCTCGCGTCTCAAGGATGCGCTGGCGAATGGCGAGGTTGTAAGTTTCCGGCTTCTGCTTACCCAGCACTGACTGTATCCACGGCGTACCCTCTGTCGTGTCGAGGAACCACTGCCCGTACCACAGCAGGAAGCGAGTTTTCACCGCCTGCGCCACCGTTTCCGGTGAGTTGATCAGCCAGGTGTCGTCGCCCTGTCCGAAGGTGTAATCACCATCGCCATCTTCGCGTCTGTATCGCATCAGTTCACCTTGCCAGAATTGCCAGTGCCAGACTGCACGCCATTATGGGTGTGCTGGTCACTGATATCTTTGCCGTTGGACTTCAGGCTTCCGATAAACTCGATGGCGCCCGTAATTTTCGCCGCGGTTCCGGTTGCCAGGCTGCCGATCATACCGCCCAACCATGTCAGCAGACCGTTGATGGTTACAGCCGCGCTGAATTTTGCGAGTGGAGTCGTCACATTCAGGCCGCCCGGCGCCACGATATTCACGGCGTGGCTGTTTGGGTCAAGCTCGATATAAGCCGCACCGTCATCGGTGCGCATCTGTAGTGTTGAGGTGCTGATATTGCCTATCACCTCCGCCTGCGACTGTGGACCGATGAACGCAAAGGCGTCTGAAAGGTCATGCTGTCGGGGATCAACAGGCTCCTGCACGCCGCCGTTCTGCCACCAGAAGTCGATGCAGCGATCGGAAAACACCACCAGGCACTCGTCTCCTGCTTTCACAGGAAAAGTAATGGTGCAGCCGCCACCGCGCGGAAAGACTACCGGCACGTCGACGAGCAACGGTAGCGGTGACGATTTAAACTGACCTGCTTCATCAACGACCTGACCTGATATGGCCGGCTGAACAGTGCAGGTGCACGCTATAGGGTCGAACGACTGGATGATGCCAGGCATGGAGACGCGCAGCATGGAGAAGATGGTGTCAGACAGCACCTTCATCGCCTGCTGTTCGCCGCCTGCCAACGACTGAGGATTGACTGACATGTTTACTCCGGGCAATAAAAAACCCGCCGAAGCGGGTTTTTTATTGAAATTAACATCATGGAAGAAATTTAATAATCTCCGCAGCCATATCTATAGCTGCATCCTTATCTGACTGATTTACAGTTTCATCGAGTTTATAATCAGCCTTTGTTCTTAACTGTTTGACAAATTTAAGCATTCCTGCAAGTTCAAGCTGCTTGGCAGGTGTCATCCCGCCGCATAAGGCCCCGCACAAATTTGCATTAAGGGAATTAATTAACTTATCGTGCATGCCTGACGGTGTACCTGAAAGAAGAACCTTTGCTTGATTAACTTTGTTAATTGCATGGAGATATCCAGCATAATAAGCCCTGCTAACAGAATTTCTGAGCTGTATTTCATCACATGCCTTAGCATGGTTAATAGCAATATCTAAGAAATCATCTGGAATTACAGGCATTTGCGTAATCTTCCTGATTCTTACTGACAAACATACACCCTACATCCCAATCCAGCAAGCCTGCTTCAACCCTTTGGTTTATAAGCTGCCGCGTCATCTCAGCGCATTCTTTAGAGTTGGCGTTTACAATATGCATTTCGTAAATGATTGAAACCTCCTCAGCGCTTTCTGAAACATCAACTATACGGTTAGAAGTTTGAATTTTCTGCCCTAAATTTAACTTAGAAAACATTAATTTAGAAAGAGCCTTTATCACTTCTGACTTTCCCGTTTTCATTGCGATTTCATGAGTTGCTAAGGCTCGTTCCATATCTTCCCTCTCTTTAATATCGGATACAGGGATGACTTCATCTAACGATTGCGATTTAACAAGAGCATCATAGGTTTTGCCTACATACTCATAATCGCCTGAAAAAGCCCCATAGAACAGAGTGTCCCTTAGCAAAATTGGACTCATAACCTCTGCATTAGCGCGCTTAGCAACTTCTAAAGCCTCTATGGGACCCAATCGCCAAAACATACATTGCATATAGGTTCGCCAGGTTACAGCATCACCTTTCATGCTTAAAACTGCTGTTTCCATCGATTCAATACCCAAGTCGGTATTGTTCATGGCAAAAAACAGGCAGCCTTCTGACACAGCTCTAAGCCCCCTATCTTTTATCTCGGCGATTTGAGCAGCCGTTCTTTGAGAGACGAACTCGTTGATTTCTCTCTCAAAAAATAGATAAGGGTCAAGATTTTCAATAATGCGGTTTGTTGCCGCTATATCCTTAGACCTTTGCGTTTTTAGCTGTACCACGAATTCTCACTTTTAAAATACTGTTGCTCCCGAAAGTCGGGATAGTGATTCTGTAACGCTAACCGCCTCCAGTCAATCTGAAAAGGTTATCGCCACGCCTGACAATAACTTTAGCTCATCATGGCTTTTCGCAATCAAATGAACCATAAATGCGTGGCTGATCGATGCTACTACGGATAGCCTCAACGTTAAGGATAGCCTTGCCATTACGCTTAATGTAATCCATCCCAAGCCAGCCAGGTGCATCGGCACGTTGTACCATCCACTGAACCTGAATGTTGTCATAATCTTCTTTTTGCTTGAGAAATGTGACCTTCTGAGTATCAGGCTTGATTTTGTTGATGCGAAACCATCCGTCGCCTGGCCCAGACGACAAAGTAAACGGGCCGCACTGCGTGACAGCGAAACACTGTCCACAAGTCACAATGGCTAAAAGGGCCAGTGAGGTTTTAAGCATCATACAATCCTGTTTGTCCCAGAAGCATTGAGCAAATCAGCCGATCCTCGAGCGAAGCACATCATGTCCATGTACCAAGGTTGCCCGCGGGTGTCACCAGTATAATCGATGGCCTTAACGATATATAAGCCGTCGGCAGCGATACTTGCAGACTGTTGCAAAGTACCGTTTACCGAAAGGTTGCCATTCACATTTTCTTCTCTGGCGCGGCCAGGCAATGCCTTCACCTCGTCGGCTGACAGGCTGGCGCGATACACTGAAGCCTGATCAATCTGTACCAGACCATTTAGCCGAATATTCGGGTTTATCAGGCAGCGCACGTTAACGCCTGCCCCCATCGTCTGCTGAGGCATGCCGATGAGCCCTGTATCGCTGTTCAATACGATAGCTTCCTGCACGTATTTATCGGTCGGCACCATCTGCGCCTGCCCATCAACCAGTTGCCAGGTGGCGCCGCACTGCGCCGCGACGTTATCCATCACATCGCGCGTTGACTGGTAAAGCACTCGCCCGCGGGGAAAGACGGTAACAGGCGCGTCGCCGGTGATGCCTTTCGTCACGCCATACGGGCTAAAGCTATCCATGGCAGCAGAGTGAACATCTGCAACCGTATATCCGGCAGCCAGCGTTGTGGTAACGCTGGCGTTCATGAAAGCCTGATGCCCGTCGATCGCCTGAATCAAAACCCAGGTATCGGTAGGGTTGTCGCGCCCGGTGACGGTGAAGCGTATTTCACCGCTGAAAATTTCCCCGAAGTTCGTGCCATTCGTCTGGCCGACTTGTGACGGGTCAATTTCCGTTGCTACGCCGACCTGGCTACTGTCTACAGCCGCCGGCATACCGTCATAGCCTGCGATGATTTTAATCTTCGCGAACTCTTTTCCCAAAATGCGGCTGCAGGTGTCTTTGGAGAGGTTATAAATCTTCACCATTGCAACGCGCGGCCAGCGGGTATCTGTCCACTCAATGCGGAACGTCACCTTGAAGTCACTCAGGCTAATGCCTTCACCACTTTCTGACAGGATTTGCAGCTCGAAGTGGCGCATCCAGTTCTGTGACATGTTTACTCCGTTACGGCCCAGAGGTGGCTGCTGATGCCCAGGTCGTTTTTTGTGGGGTAGTCCTGCGTCGGATCATCGCAAAGCACCACGAGCCCGAAGCCGAGTTCTAGATAAGAAAACGGCGCGAGCAGGTTGGCGCCCGTGACCAGTGGGATGCCGGTCACAATACCTGCGCCGCTGCTGTCTAGCAGGTCTATCACCCAGCCCGCGGCGTCACGCCAAACCGTCCTTATCGAGTAATTAACCCTATTTATCGCTACGGAAAATTGCTGGTTATCCGGTGACAGAGGTATTTCACTGGCCTGCATCGTATCTCCTTAAAACAGGTCGGACAGCTTCGATAAAATCGACTGGCTGCCGGTGGGCTTTGTCGACTTAACGCCGGAGTTTTGCACTGCTGAAGTGCTTACGCCCTGCGACATGTCGCCCTTATCCGCTACAGATATCGTCTGCGTAGAAGAGATGATCACCCCGCGCAGCGTCAGCGTCGCCATAAGCACGTTTTCCGATGTACGGTCAGTCGTAACATCCAGCACGCGGATCAGCATGTTGTTGTAGAGCCGCTTCCCGGTTACCACATCAAACGGCACACGGCTTTCCTGCAGGTCAATGAGCTGCTGATAAACCTCTTTCGGGCTAAGGCCAAGGCTGAGCCCTATCGAGGAAGTATCGAGGAGGTCCAGCAACGAACCGCCGCCAGAAAAACCCACCTCCATCACCAACTCGGGCGGTCTTTTGAAGGCGTGGTCAGCAACAGGAGCATCCTTTTCGACGGGATGCTCTGTGATTTCCAGTGTGTCGCTGTGTTTTTCGGTAATCACCACGTCCGGCACTATCAGCCCGATTTTCCGGCTCTGCTGTGAAAACAGCGTAGAAAGAATGTCCATCAGCGCGGCCCCGTTCCGAGTGCTTGTGAAAAGCGTGAGTTCACCGCCATTTGTTTGTCGGCGACTTCGCTGGCGGCCCTGCTGGGGTCGTTAACTCCGTGGATATGGATATTAGTTTCCTGGCTGATCTGCGCGCCGCTTGCAGGCATATTGCTGAGAACTCGAGGGATATAATTCCGGGTTTCTTCTGGCATTAGCGCCATGCCATGCTTCTGCACGTTACCGATGCCCCAGTTATAAGACGCGAGCGCTTTGGGAAGGTCGCCATTGTTAGCCTTCAGCAGCTGACTGAGATATTTTGCGGCGGCCTGGGCAGATTTCACCGGGTCAAAAGCCTCGTTACCACGTAGCCCCAAATCTTTCGCCGTGCCGGGCATCAGCTGAAATAGCCCCTGCGCACCTGCACCAGACATCGCATTGGGGTTGCCGGCAGATTCGGTGATCGCAACACTTCGCAGTAGTCCCTCTGGTAAGCGATAAAGCTGCTCAAGTTTATCCAGAGTTGGCTTCATCCAGCTGAGCAACGCAGCCCCGTCTTTCGTCGGCTTTGGCGCTGCAGAGCCAAGCCCTCTCACCCACTGGCCGATGCTTCTGGGGTCGAACCCTGTTTTGTTCTTCAACCACTCAGCGGCATTATCCGCACTGGCGGACACTGCAGGTAACGCGTCCGGATTACCCTGCCCCTGATTTATCAGCTCGCGCCCGATCACGTAGGCATCTTTCCATCTGCCGTCTTTAATGGCGTTGAGCAGGCGCGCTATCCCGTCCAGCATTTTGGACAGCTCGCCAAGGTTCTCCATGAGGTTGCTCATGTCCCATTTGGCTGTCCATGTCTGTGGGTCGATGCCGAGCAGGCGCATAACGGCATCTTTCAGATCGTCGACGCCTTTGATGGCGCCCTTAATCTGCGGCTCCCACTTTTTCCAGTCGATGAGTGACTGGCCGCCTTCCTTCCACGTTTTGTAATCGTCGTAGAGCGCCAGGATGGCAAGGCCAAGGGCGGTGATCATGCCAATCGGCGACATCACGAACGCGCCATTCAGTATGCGCCAGGCAATAACGAGCGCGCCGAACACCTCAATAAGACGTTGCGTAGATTTGTCCAGCGATGACCACCACTGCATGATATCGCCGCCGGCCTGTATCAGCCGGTACACGACGCGGCCGATCACCTCAGCGAGCCACAGAATGCCTTTCACGCCGCTGGTAATCGTCTGCTCAATCTTCGGGAAGTTGTCGACGATTTGCTTACGCAGGGTATCGATAGAACCGGAAAGCCCTTCCGCCAGGTTAGAGCCGATCTTGTCGCGCGCCATACCTGCCATCTGGCCGAATGCGCGTAGAGAAGTCATGAAGCGGTTAGAGCTGGCGGCCGCCTGGTCGGCATTGAAGCCGATAGCTTTCGCCATTTGCGTATACTGCGCGCCAAACTGGCCCATCCCGCGGCGCATTGCCATCAGGGTATTTTCATCAATGCCCAGCATCTGCGCGTACTGATTCGCGCGATAGTAAGGCATTTTGCTGAGCTGCTGGCCGACGCCGGTAAAGATGGACGCCATGTCGCGCATATTGCCGCTGGCGTCACGTGTCTGCACACCCAGGCGATTCAGGAAACCTTCGGCACCGGGATTATTACGCATAAAGCGCGACAGGCTTTCCAGTGAACCGCGCGCGGCTTCTGCACTCGACCCGGCCTGAGCTGCGGCATAGCCAATCGCCTGAATGCCCACGACCGTTGCGCCTGTGCGCTGAGATGCCCAGTAAAGCTGGTCGAGGCCGCTGGCGATTTTCGCAGTAAAGGCAACTACGGAAATCGCTGCAGCTTCAACGGCAACACCCAGCTTCATTGCCTGCGCGGTTGTGCCGGCGATAACCGTATCAAATTTGCGAGCACCAGCCTCGTCAACCTGAAAGCCGAGGCTTACCAGAAAATCCTTGATAGTCTCAGCGTTCATTTGCCTCTCTCCAGCGCTCTATGCGGTTATTGTTGTCTGCCTTCAGGTCGAGCCAGTCATTCATTCGGGCAATGTCTGCCAGGTCTACCGAACCATCCTTCAGGGCTGAATAGCTGATATACCCGGCATCAACCGGGCGCATCAGAAAATCTTCGCCATCAGGAAGTGATTCCAGCGTCAGACCGCTTACTGGGGCGCAGTCTCGCTGGCGGGGAGTACGGGCAAAAAATTTCCCAGGCTGTCGCCTACCACCCGACCAACCATCTGCAGCATGCTCATCAGATCGATGTCGTCGAACATCAGCGCGCCTTGGGACATAACTGGTGCCCACGTATTGCCGTTTTTGCGTGAAACCACTGACAGGCAGGGAAAGATGATCGCGTTGGTATCTTCATCGGACATGCCGGCCAGTGAATCCGCAATTTTCGGCAGCGCGGTTTCCATCGCTTTATAAACGTCACCGCCTTCTGCTGCGGCTTTGATGCCCTGAAAGTCAGCCAGCATCCCGGCCAGAACCGGGAGCAGTTTGCGGGAAACTTTGAGCTGATCGAATACGCTGAGTTTTGCCGTGCTGTACTGCACGCCTTTGATTTCAAATTCCATGGATTAGAACTCTCCAAGCATTTCGTCGATTTTGCCGCAGTCAAATACCCACGCGACGGTCCCGGCTACTTTCGGGTTGTTCCAGTCTGGCTGGCGCTGGAATGCCACTGCGCGCGCGGTAACGATGTCACCGGACGCCTTATTGCGCATGACGATCACGTTGTTACCCCACAGAGACGAGGACAGGCTCTGCGCGTTATACATCAGCGAGAGCTTTTTGTTTTGCGGGGAGGTCTTGAGCAGGTTTACGGTGATAGTTCCCGATTTACCCGCGTGCAGGCTGTGCATCACCTCGCCATCGGCACCAGTTGTCATGGTGTTCTTGGCCTCCGTCATGGTGACGGTAATGCCTTCGTCCGAGTTGGCTGAGCCGTAACCCAGATCGATAACGCCCGTTGGCCCAGTCAGGGAGGCGGAGACATCAATAAAGCTATAAGTCGACATTTATATCCCCTTAGCGGACAACGTTAATCTGAACATCGGCATAATGAACCGCGCCGGCCAGCTTAATGGCAGCCTGAATCAGCGGAGCTTTACGTGCTTCTCGATCGGCCTGTGACTGAGAGGAAAGCGGCTGTGCATAGACGTAATAGCCTTTCGTCAGCGTGTCACCCGCGGTGATCTGCCCGATGTCGCCGCCATTCCATACGCCCGCGGCAACCAGACCATTCGATACGCCCTGATCCAGAGACTTCTCCACTACAGTCAGCAAGCGGGTAATACCAGCTTCTGTCTGCGGAATCTTGGTTGTTGAGGTATATAGCGCGTTAAAGAGATCGGTCTGCACGTAGTTCTGCAGCCAGTCCAGGCCATGGCGCTCATCGAAGAAATCGCCGTTCGACATGACCCCCTGCTGCAGGATCGCCGTGTCGTTCGCGTAATAAACGTAAACGTTCGCGTTTTTCGCATCGACAGCTGCCGCCTGCGAGCTGGTCAGGGTTTCATACGTAACACCCGGCTCGGTTTTGAACTTCAGTGTGATCGTGGTGTTGTTGCCGGTGAATTTGACGGTAAACGCGCGTCCAAATGCTGACAGCGCCGCATACTTGCTCTTCGTCGAATACTGAACAAAGGTGCGGCCGTAGCCAGCGGCTTTGAGCGTTGAGGCGATGTCAGTGGTGGAGGCTGAGTCGATAATGCCGGAATCGTCAGACGTTACGGCAAACACGCGGCTGAGGCTTGATGCCTGAATAGCCGCGGCGGTAGCGGTGATTTCCGCTGCGGTGAGGTCTTCGTCGTCGGCAATGCCCAGACCATACCAGTTAGTGAACTGCAGCACGGCGGTGATAGCCTGCGCCAGAGTTTCAACGCTTCCGGTTTCGCCTGTTGCCAGCGTCTTGGCCCAGCGACCTACATAAACCTGAGCAGGCTGTGGTGACTGGGAAAAGTACACCAGCGCGGCAGCATATTCCGGGCTGTCCTCGCCAAAGTCGGCGCCGATTTCTTCCGAGCCGGTATACAGGCGAATGCGTTCTGACACAGGGATAACCGTGGATGTGCCGAGAATGAGCAGTGAACCGAAATTACGACCCGTCGCCGCAGTGGGCGACATGATCACATCAACGTTTACAACGTTGGATACAGGTAAGCCCTGTGCCATAGATTAATCTCTAAAGAATGATACTGGCGCGCTGACCAGAGATTTAATGCCGTAATCGCGGATAACTTTGCGGCGCAGGCGCACGGTAATGTCGTACCGGCGCACCCACTGGTTATTGATAAGCTCGGGGAAAGCGGTCAGTTCACTGTAATCAGCGAGAGACAGCTCGTTTGTTTTCAGGGTTTCGTTGTTCTGCTCAACCGTCAGCCCGTCACGAAACAGCGTCGCGATGGACTGGCTGTGCGGGCCGTAAAACGAGGCGAGCGTTTCGATCACCTCATGACGCCACAGCTGATTACTGTCATCGGTCTGCCGCACGAATGCGGGACCATCGTCAGCAGTGAAGCCGATGATGCCAAATCCGCACCAGTCCACGTCCGCTGCAGGAATTGCCGCCTGAGTCGCTGTCCAGCGCGGGCGAACCATCCCGGCCAGCAGGCCCGATAATGCCCGCACCCACTGGCTGAGTTCACGCTCCAGCGTTTCGTCGTAGGCCTGCGGCGCGCTGACGGGGGTCAGATACCCGACTGATGTGCTGCTGTTACTCACGCGGGCCTCCGTCAAATGGCTGCAGCTCACAGTGCGCCTGGACGAAACCAGCGCCGTAAGCCGTGTACGGATCGACAAAGGTCACGCGATAGTCGCGGCCGCGATAAGTCACGATGTCGGCATCAATGCCGGTGTTGCCGCTGCTCAGCCGGTAGGTGGTGATAATCAGGATTGCGCCATTAATCACCTGGCCGGCCTGCATGCGCCGGGCTTCCAGTGAACGGTCAACCGTCACCACGCCGCCAAACGATGTTTCTGTGCTGATGTTTTTGGGAAAGCCATCATCATCGACCGTCTGCTCATTGCGCTTTACCACGAGCGTCGTATCAAGGAATTCAGGCGACAGCAGAACGTCAGTTACATCAAGTGTCGGCATCTTTATCCCTCACAACGTGCGTGATTGAGCGGCGGTATTCGCCGGTGTCGATGAGTGGTTTTGCGTTCGCATTATTCGGAGCGTACCCAGCAGCCCGGCTTGCGAGCTCTTTGGCAGCCCCAGCGCGCCCGCGCCTTGCCCTGGCGGCTACTGTAGAATCAGCAAGGGGAGTAAACCCGCTCGCTGTGATGAAGCGCTTCACCCCGTTGGCCGCCACCGCCCCGGCACGATCAAGCGACGTCGCCGCCCCTTCTGCATTTCCTTCCAGCGCTTTCTGTGCGGCCGCCTTCAGGTGAGGCATGAAATCCTGCTCGACCGACCGGACGCCGGGCTTGAGATGGGGTCGCGGCGGGATGTTCTGCGCCGGCGACCCGTTCTCATTGATGTAGCCGATCGCCGCATTACCGATATCACCATCATCGCGCTCGTCTTTCGATTCCGGGATGCCCACCAGAACATCCTTGTTAGCGAGGGTTTTAAGGGCGTCCAGAATGCTTTGCGCCGTGTCGGCGCGAATGGTCAGGCCTGATTTCATAGCTGAATACCGCCATACCCGAAGAGCATCAGCAGCTGCCAGAACTCCGCGCCGTAGCGGGAGAAGTTCCAGAAGCCCGCATCGGCGTTGAGCGTCGCGCTGTTGTCGTAGCTCACGCTAACTTTATCCACCGACTTGGACGCAACCACACCGCTCGTTGCGCCACCAGCACCTCCCAGCGCGCCAGCCGCCGTATCTGCGGCATTCAGCACCATGTAATGCGCGACAAACAGCTCTGCCAGATAAGGGAACATGTTCCCCATTGCGGAGCCGTCAATCAGCATGTCGGCGAGGTTAAGGCGAAACTCAATTACTGCGTCGGGATATTTGGTGTCGTCACTGAACTGCGGGAAGTCGCGTCGAAAATCACTTACTGTCGGCAGATTTCGGTTTCTTGCCATCAGCATTACCTTCCGTTACCGGTTCAGTTACGGGCGCCTGCAGGGTTGCCAGCTGCGCGGTCAGGTCGGCGATGGTCTGGTCCTTCTCCGCTACCGACTGCTGCAGATCGCCGTGCGCTTTGGTTTTCTCTTCCAGCTGCGCGGTCAGGCTGTCGATTTGTGCCTGGAGCTCTTTTGTGTCGGCGCCGGATTTTGCCTTGCCGGTAACGTCAGAGTGCGCGGTGACAAACCAGTGTTCGGCAACTTTGTCATCAACGGTATGCTCGCCAGCCTCAAAGCGCTGGCTGGTGCCATCTTCAGAGGTGAAGTTAAACGGGGTATGGACGCGAATCGTCTTCTTAGCCATTTGCTGCTCCTGTTGGCCCCTCGCGGGGCCGGATTGGTTAGATGCCGTCCAGATACGCCATGGTTTCCGGGTACGGAGACTCAACTGCGCCCAGCTTGCCGTAGTAGGTGGTCAGCTGGTAAATGCCGCGATACTGCACCGGCACGCTCAGCAGCGGAACCATCGGGAAGCGCACAAACTTCTTGTCGTTGGTGTAAGCCATCATGCGGTCAGTGCCGCCGGTGCCAGCACCTTTCAGCCATTTCACCGCGCGGATATTCAGCGGCACGCCGTTCTGATGGAAGGCGATCGTGTTTTCGCGCAGGTAGGTCAGCAGCGACTGGTTACCGGCTGAGGAAACGATGATGCTGGACAACAGAGCGAACTGCTCAGGCGGCAGCAGCAGGTCACGCGGGACGATGGTGTAACCAGATGCAGCCCAGGCATTGGAGAGCAGCAGGTTGATTGACGCCCGGATTTCGTCCGGCGTGGATGTTGCCCACGTCTTCGGAGCGTTAGTGACTGCCGCGCCGTTATAGTTGACGAGGCCTTTCACGCCCAGCTGGCTGTCACCGCGATAAACCTGTTCGTCGGTGTCCATGTTCCATTTCAGCTGCATCGCATCAAATTTCTGCGTGTCGATTGGGCGACCGACTTTAGCAGCAGCGGCGAGCTCGACAACGGTCCAGCCCAGCTCCATGCCCCACAGGGTCAGCGGGAAGCCGGTTTTTGCGATGTCGACGTTCGGGCCAGCAATGGCGGTGGAGTCTTTGCCGATCCAGTTTTTACCGTTCGGGTTCGGCGTACCTGCAGCAGCAAAGGTGGAGTTGGTGAAAGAACTGATGTCATCGGCGATCGACACGTCTTCGCGCAGCTGGATATCGCGCGACCACGTATACCCCACCAGGGGCATATTCAGTTCTTGATCGAGGCGCTCAAGCTCGCCAACCAGGAAAGCGCCAGTGCCGTCGAGAGTGGCTTGGTCAAATGTGTACATATTTAGCGTTTCCCTTAGATGTTGTATGCGATTTCAGCGTTGCCAGCGGCATCGCCTGCGCCAGTGAAAACGGCGTTCGGCAGCACGACAGTTTCGTCAGTGACAGCTGCGCCCAGAATTGCGCCCAGCGGGCTGGCGTCGGTCGGGTTGGCATTGCGCACATAAACCGGTGCGTCTTTGGTCAGGCCAACTGCGGTGCTGCCGATGTTCACGGTCATGTAACCGCGCTTCATCACGTCACCAGTGAAATTGGCATTTGCGCCAACCTGTCGCGCCATGTCAGGCGTAGAGGTGGTCGGGTAAGGACGCACGTACAGGCCGGTGATGACCGTTGCCTCGTCCGATGCCGCCAGCGGGATGAATTTGCCATCAGCACTGTATTTACCGGCGAGGCCGTACTGGCTAAATGTGTTCGCGGCATTGAGAATCACCGGCTCGGTGGTCAGGTCTTGCGGGCGTGAGATAGCCCCGGCGATGCCGACTGGCATCCGGTACAGGTATGCAACCATGGGTTTTTCCCTTATTTATTCCAGTGGGCGGCGAATGCCTTGTTCAGAGCAGCCGGAGAGTTTTTGTTGGATGAGTCGTAAAACGAAGCACGCGACGCAGAAGCTGGCGCGCTGTTACGCGCTTTGGCGATTTCGCTGGCGGATACAAATACCGCGTCCAGCGTTGCCTTCGGCATTTTGGCGAAGTCCGGCGAAGCGCCCACCAGCGGAGTCAGCAGCGCCTGACCTTCCGGCGTTTTGAATGCCGCGTCCATAGTGGAGCGTTTGAACGCTGCCAGCTTGCCGCCTTCCGGCAGCTTCACGCCTGGCAGAATTAACTCAGCACGAGCCACGACGCCCTGATGGTAAGCAGCATCGGTGGTTGCGCGGGTTTTCTCTTCCTTCTCCTCCGGGTCGTCGCTGTCGACGGTTGCCGTAGAGGTCGGGTTGATCAGCTGCTGAACCAGAATCGCCAGTGCGTCGACTTTCGCCTCAAGCTCGCTGGTAGTCTGCGCGCCGCCTTCACCTTCTTCATCAGTGGTCAGGCCGCCAAGCTCTTTATTCGGCGGCAGCGGCTGCGCAGGGTTGATCGTGATATTGAGCGCGCGTGGCAAGTCCAGTTCCGGCTCAATCAGTTCTGCGGGGGCATTTTCCATCAGGTCTTCCATGGTGGCGGAATCCATGGTTTTAATCGCCCGTTTCAGCTGGGTAAGCCAGCCCTGTTTTGTTTTTGCCATTGTATTGCTATCTCCAATTGAACAGCGAATGCCTGCGCGACCATTGGGGACGCCCGCACAGTGGTTACCGATTATTGAGTGCTGACGCGCCTGCCCCGGCCCCTTCTGCTCGTAGTCGGCGTCGTAGCCCATAGAAATCTGTTCGAGACCATTCATTACCTGCTGGATGGCTTCGGCAGTTTTGATATGAATGTCGCCCAGCATCAGATCGGACTGGTCGCCGGTGCCACGGCGGACGTTTTGAATATGCCCGTGGGCGTGCTCTTTCCAGTTTCCCGGATTGACCATGTCTTTCGGGTGGCCCAGCGTGAATGCCATGCCTTCAAATGATGCGAGCGTTTCGGGGCGAAACACTTCGTCAGCGTCGCGGGTGACGACGATCTCGCCATCCTCATCGCCTATTAGCCCTTCCAGTTCGCTTTCGTCGTAGACCTGCGCGCCGGTGCGGGCGATCGGCACGTCTTTGCACAGCAGCGAGCCATCGGCCATCTCAAAGCGAGTGCTGCCGAGGCGGGTGGTGTAGAAATATTGCATTTAGCTAAATACCTCTGTACGCCTTCGTATTTTTTTATTAAATTCAAAATTGCCCAACATTAAATAAGGAATGTTTATGTCTAAATTATCAGTCGGAATGGCTTTCTTGAGCCTTGCCTATTTTCTTGCATTCATAAATGCCAGTTTGCGGGATGAATTCCTTGGCATTTCTTCCGAAACCGCAAAATACGTTGCGAACTTTCTGTTCGCGTTGTTAGTGTTAATTTTCTGCTTCTTTAGTCGTCACAAAAAAACTATCGATGCATCAGATAATGAAATTAACTTTAGCTTTGCGGTTGTACCTCTCGTTGTTGCCGTTATTGATCCAATAGCTGCTTTTTTAAAGAGCGCTGATGGTAAATGGCTTGTAGTTAAGCACTTTTTGGGTATTTCTGCATTCGGATATATAAGCCTTGCTTTAGTTGTGCTTGTGGCGATTATCGCCATAGGTATCAAATGGCCCTCAAAACAGGCTCAGGATAGCAGCGGCAGTTAGGAAATTGACCGGCGTGCCCGGTCATACCATCCAGCGTGGGCGGTTTTAACCAGTCGACATACTGGCCTTCCATCTGCCTGTGGGAGTGGCGCACGTCGCTGTCATCGGCTGTGCGCCAGATGTAGCCGCGCGAGCCGATAGCGGTTGAGCGCGCCTGGGTGATTGCAGTGGATGCCCGGCCAACTTCAGTCCGGGCAATGGTGCGCGCCCGCGCCTCAGTGACTTCCCCGGTACGCATGATTTCATCAGTCAGCGTGCTGGAGCGCTTACCGGACACCACGGCCTCAATCGCCTGATTGTGGATGTCGTAAACGCGATCGGCAGCCTGCAGGGGGAGCGATTTGAACAGTTTCACCTGCTCGCCGATGATGCTGCGCGTTACCGCGCCGGTGCCGGAGTTCATCAGGTCACGAAGCCCGGCAGAGATACGCTGTGACCTGTCACGCCACATTGCATCGTCTGCGACTTCCAGCGTGCCTATCAGGCGACTGGATACGGCCTCAGCCCATGGCTCAATTAGGTCGGCATAGCGCTCCAGCCGGTCCATGATGTCGGTGACGCTATCGTTTGAGCCATCGTACGAACCCTCGACGATTGCCCCCACCGTACGCGCTATCTGTCGTAGCTGTGTTCGCAGTTGCGTCTCGGCGCGCTTCAGGTTCGGCGGTTTCGACGTTATCGAGGTCTTTCTCTGTCGGCGGCGGGAGGTCACTGGCATTATCAATATCCTTGTCGCTGATGGTGCCGCCCAACCCGGTTACGCGTGCTGTTTCCTGCAGGTGCTGCGCCCCGGCTTTTTCTGTCATCAGGCCCGCATCAACAGCTTTCACCGTGGCGTCGACGACCTTATTGGCCGTATCCGCTCGCTCGCTGTCCGGCGTCTGCCAGAGCTCGTTAAACTCGAACGTGAAGTCATCCGGCAGCGGCTTAGCAAACAGGCTCATATGGAGCACTTCAAATAGCTTGCGGATCGGCCGTCGAAGCTTGCGCTCCTGCTGTGTCGACACGTTATCGTAATAGTTCGCCAGGTCAGTATCACCCGTTGAGAAGCCAGCCGGAGACTGGCCGAACAGGCGAACCAGTGGGATGCCGAACGCGCCAGATACCTGCTGACCGAACTGCGCCAGTACATCGCTCAGCCCAGTATACGAATAGGTATGCGCCTCGAACTTGTCGGCCGCGTCCATGATGGTCATGCCTTCGTTGCTCTGGTACTCGCGGATCATGTCCATATGGGCCATTAGCCCCTTAAACATCGGGCTGTCTTTACCCATAGCCAGCAGCTTTCGCAGGCCATCAATGCTGTAGGTTCGCAGGTGCGCTTTGTACACCAGTTGGGCCACGCCGGTTGTGGTGCTATCGAATGCCAACAGGCGATCGAAACAGCGCTCAATTACCGACATGCCCCAGTCGTTTTCGGTCAGTCGCTGCTGATATGGCAACGGAACGCCATCGAAGCGGATCAGCCTGGAATAATGAATCCGCCACGGTGGGATGCCGGTTGCAGACGTAACGACGCGGTAGAATTCAGGCATGCCGAAATCCGGCCCCAGCTCAGTTACGCGACGCTCAGTGGTTGCGTTAAGCATCCAGCGGTCCATCACCATCACGCCCTTAAATGCGCCCGGTGCGATAGCGTCGATGCGAAGTGGCGTCGAGTAGTTCTGACCGTCAATCAGGATGACGCCTACAGCGCCGCCATAGAGCCGGGCCCATTTCAGCGTGTCGTTGAGCGCTTCCCAGAGCGCCATCTCATCCCAGGCGTTATCGAGCTGCTTCTTGCGGCCGTCTTCCAGCTTGGAGGTAATGGTGACGCCCTTGCGGGTCATGTCATCGGGGATTGCATCAATGCCTGCACCCACCAGCCAGGACGACCGGTAAGCCTGCTCAATCAGCAGCCTGTTACGTGAAGTCCAGTTATTACGGTAGGTGCCAGCGCCGGACTGGTTCGATTCGTTAACGCCCATGCGGGCGACAAAGTTTTCATAACTGTCACGCGTCGGTACAGGCTGCGACACGTTTTGTGTTTCGGACATGTTCAGCCTCTGCCAAGTTGCGCCCAAGTGCCAAGGCTGTCAGAGCTGGTGATGTAACCGTCCAGCCCGTAGCGTATGGCGTCTATGCAGTGGTTATGTGCGTCGACAATGACCGGGAGAATCTCGTTGGTCTTTTTGTCGACTTTGTAGGAGTAGAGCCGGAACTCGTCGGCGGTATGCTTACAGCGCTCATGGATGATAATTTCCTCAAACCCTTTCAGGTAGGTGATGCCATCCTCCACGCTGCCTTTCCACTTCGCCGCGGCATCAATGCTGAAGCCCTGCCGGCCAATATGGCTGATTGTCTCCGGTCGCGCGCTGTCGGCTTTAATCGGCCAGCGACGCGCCTCTGGGACTGAATCGTAAAACTGCGCCATTTCGTCGAGCTCTACGCCGACGCCGTAGGCTTCATATTCGATATAGAGTTTCGTGCCCAGCATGAACATGCGGATCAGCGTGCTCGGGTCATTTGCGAAACCGAAGTCAGCGCCAAAGAACAGCCGATCTGCCTGCTGCCAGAGGTCATCCGGGAACGCTTCAACGCGATAACGCTGCTTAAAGATTACCGCTTCAGATATAGACTTAGGCTTGCCCAGCCAGATGTGTTCGTAGGCCTCGTAATCGACCCGCTTGCAATACTCCATCTCTTTGCGGAGCGTCTCAGGCAGATACGGGTTGTCGTAGTAATTCACCTCAACCGTGATGCTGTCGTCAGGCGGGTTCATCACGAAACGCTGATAGGTCGGGTCTTTCTCTTCGCCGGGGTTGAACGACACCCAGATTTCCGATCCCTCTTTCCGGATGGTCGGCACCAGAATGTCCCACGAATCAGCAGAGACAGACTGCGCCTCTTCCACCCAGCAGATGTCCACGCCCTCAGTCGATTTAATACCGAGCGGATCGAAGCGCAGCCCCTTAAACAGGAATTCGCTGCCGCAGGCGCTGGTAATCGTCTCGTTGGTGATGCGGAACCACGGGTTAAGGCCGAGCATCTCAATCTGGTCTTTCAGCAGCTTGTGTACTGAATCCTTGATCGAGTTCTGCACCTCACGGGTACAGAGAACGCGGAGCTTTTTAGACGCGGCCATGATGACCAGCGCGCGGGCAATGCCCCATGATTTAGCGCCGCCACGACCGCCGTGGAATACCTTGTAGCGAATGGGCTTAAAGAGAGGTTTGAATTTGGGCGCGAAGCTAAGTCTCTTCTCCGCTGTCGTCATCATCCGCTCCGAAGCTAACAACGAACGTAGGCGCAGCCAGCGGTAATCCGTTGGGGCCAACCAGTTCGTTTTTAACGTTGTCTTTGAATGCCTGGACGGTGACGTGCTTGCCAAGCAGTTCGAGGTTTTTGACCTTGTCAGGCCATTTGATTTTCTTCAGCAGCCCGGCAGCGTCGCCTGCCATCTCGGTGACGTCCATGCCAGACAAGGTTGTGCGCCAGACTTTAGGCCAGTCTTTGATGGGCTTCAGCTCACCGTTGGCAAGAAGAATGTCGAGGACGTCCATCTGATCAATCTCAAACAAACGCTTCAGCACATAATCAGCGTCAACATCGATGCGATCATTGCGCTGTGCTTTAAGTTCGGAGATTCTGTTCTGGACGCTAACATTTGCTAACAGTCGGGCGCCCTGCTCGTTCGAGGTCTTTTCGCTGTACCCCGCCCGAATGGCCGCTTGCGTGGCGTTCAAATCGATGAGGTACTCGCGACAAAACATTTCTTGTTTGTCGGTAAGTGCCATGAGTTTTCGCTTTTATCTAAAGTATCTGGACCGTTGGTCGTTAATTTCACTAAATACTTAAGCAAAAAAAAAGGAATGACAGTGTTTACATCTCCAATCTGGAATCCTACGGGATATCTTATTGAACTGGCTGTGAGAAAAACGATGGATGCTTTTAGCTCTTCAGCGACTAACAGCGAGGTTTCGGCCGAAGAATTGAATGAAGACGCAACGAAAGCAAATATTCAATCATCTGTACTTCAGGAGCAGGCGAAAGTTGAGCAGGAGCTTTCAATAGCAAGAAGAATACTTATTGCTGAAGAGGTAGAGATTGAAGAATTTTATGATACATCTGGCAAGGGTGGCATAGGCCTCAAACAGGAAGAAGGCGATGGTTTCTCTGTTGGGGCTCACGGCAGCGGTCGCAGAATTACTAAACGAGTTATCAAATTCAAAGGTTTTAGCTCTCAAGCTCAGGAAATGCTTGCTCAAAGCGAGGCATCGCGCATAAGTGATGAAAATCAATCATCATAGAGTGCGATTTTAGGGTTATCACTCTAACCTAATTTTGACACTGCTCGGTTATGTATTGCTGCAGGCCAGCTATTTGCTTACCGGCGAGCTCGATTCGACTTCTGAGGGTGAAATAATCCCGTTCAGCGGAGTCAGTAAGTCCGGGGCTGGCTGCATCATCCATGCCGGCGGCGCCGGAGGTGGATTGTTTCGTGCAGGTGGCATGGAGCTGCAGCCGACGCTTGCCAGAAGCAACGTCATCATGCAGCTGATCGATAGTCGCCTGAGCATCGGCTAACTCCTTCGTATATTTCGCGTCGAGCGCGGCCACGTCACGCTGGCGTACCTGCATGTCATCTATGGTCTGTTGACGTTCGGTGGCCAGGCTGTCGGCGGCAGCGTATTTGTCGTGGTAGAAATAAGCCACCCGACAAACTGCTACTAATGCCACCAGCAATAAACCGATAATTAGCGTTCGCCAGCTAAATGTCATTTGGACCTTCCGCCAGGCACATTGAGCGCTCCATGTCGCGGCGATTCATCAGGCCGCGAAACTTCATGCCACCCGCATACACCCAGCGGCGCAGTTCTTCGCACGCACCATCCTGATCGCCTGCGTTGAGTTTCTTCAGCAGCGTCGATTTAGAAAACGCACCGGAGCCTACGTTGTAGGTGAAGCTGTAGAGCGCTGCGCGCTGATATTCATTCAGCGGCACTTTGACCAGGCTATCAACCGTCTTCTTTACCGGCTGCAGGTCATTCCAAAGAAGGCGATCGCATTCGCGGTCGGTGTACTTCTTGCCTTTGATGATGTCGGTGCCGGTGTGGCCATCACAGACCGTCCAGACTCCGGCAACATCTTTGTAGGGCTCGTACACCCGCCCCTCTACACCGTCCTTACCGCCAAGGAATACCGTAGCGATAAGCATGGCTCCGCCACCTGCAGCAGCGATCAGCTTGTTCCGCAGTGAGTTTGACATTGCCATGGGTTATTCCTCGGTGAGGCCGGGCGCGGTGGGCCAGCGCTGGAGCGCCTTAATCTGCGCCAGTGTGGCTTTGCGTTTGTAATACCAGTTGATGCCGAGCGTTAGCAGGGCGACCAGAATACCGGCCAGGACGCCTACAGCGCTCCACTCATCGGGACTAAGCCGGGTCAGAAGACCGTTGGCAATCGTCCCGGCTGACGCGCCATACGCTGCGCCTGAAGCCAGTTTGCTCATATCGATACTCATGTGACCCCCTCGGTTTTTGAGGGAGCTGGCTCAATTAGGAATTGTCTACTTTCTGAACTGAGCAAGCCCGGTTAGCTTTAATCTTGTCGAGAGAAAAAAGCACCGTCCCGCCGTTGCGTAGTCAACGTTGAATAATCCGCCTGAGCGCGGATTTTTTTATGGATAAAAATCGCCCTCTGCCACAGGTCGCTAAATCGAAGTGTGCAGTGATTGGCAGGGGCGAAAACAGAAAAGGCCCGCCGAAGCGAACCTTTATGAATTTTTATTTAACTGAAGGGGTTAGCATCTTTTGCACAACGGCATAAATCATGACTGCTAACTTTCACCAGTCAATCCTTGAAAGTTGACAGAGTGAAACTTGAATCTTTCCCCGCTTACTGTTGCTTCCCCTTCGGTACGCGGGGTTTTTTTTGGGCGCCCCGACGCAAATCTCGGTAACTGCCAGCCTGGTCAGCCAGGGAGGTTATTTGGCGGGCAAGGCAGGATTCGAACCTGCGACCAATCGGTTAACAGCCGAACGCACAACCTCTGTGCTTCTCACCCAAATTCAGACCAAAAAAAAAGCCCCACGCCATTAATCCGCAGGGCTTTTCTGTCCACTATGAAGCCGTGGACTGCTTTGTTTGTTGCCGCTCAACAACAAGACGTAGCTTTCACTGTTAGAAATCCTATCCCCAGTTTCGGGAAAAGTAAATAGCCTGCGATAAAATAACAGGCTATTTTTTTTCAGCTCTATGCAGTAACTCTACTAAGAGCCGCGTTTGCCCAGGATTCCTCGATTTCCAGTTTGCCGATCAGCGTCTCGTAAAATGGCTTTACGCTCTTCTTCCAGGTATCCAGGCTGATGGCATCAGTGATGCCGCAAACCGCTCCGTGAGCCTCAGTGGAAGGGATGCGCTCGTACCCTCTCCCGCAGCAGCGCTTACAATCACCCATTACCGGCACGCCCTGCCGCTCGGACTCCTTGCGCATTACTGCGCGCCCTCGCCCGTTACAGTCCCGGCACGCCGAAGACACAACGCCTTTTCCCGCGCATGTTTTGCAGCGCACCCTGACCTGCTCGCGGACCTCACGGCGGCCGGCACCGGACAGCATCGACTTCATCGTCACGACTTCCGCGGCGATAAATCCGGTGGCGCTGCAGCATTCACACGGCTTAACGCTGGCGGCGCTGCGACAGTAATCCAGATAGGCGTAAGTTGCGAGCACTTGCATCACAGCTGGTTTAATATCAGTTTCAAGCTTGCGAAGGGCGGCAACCCGATCGCAGGTCTGCAGTGCAAAATCAGTTAACAGGGATACGGCGCGTCGGGCGTCGCTCTCGCTTACTCCCACTTTCCCCATAAACGCAGCGTAACCCAGCGGCGCACGGCTTTGCGTCATGCCCATTGCGGCGACATAGTCGGTGCCGGTCATCGCGTCGGGCGATGTTTGTGGCGCTGTGCCGCTGAAGTTCTGCCCCTTCGGAAAGTGATATTTTATGGTCGCTTCAAGGCTCATGCTGCTTCGCTCCTCTGCTTGATCAGCTCTCTGGTTTTCTGCCGGTAGTACGCAGCCAGTTCCTGCAGCTCTTCCCGCGTCCACTTCTTCACCGGGTGCGGTCCCATCAGGCGATCGAAAGCAGCCTGGCCGATTTTCTTAATCAGGTTTGGCGTATAGTTTTCGATGTTGCCGGAGAGGTGCTGGTTACAGGGAACGCACTGCTTATGACAGTTGCTTTCGTCGTAACGGGTGGCCGGTGACGCGCCGCGGGTGCGGTAATGTCCAGCGTCATACTTTCCATCGTGGAATCGTCCGCAGCTGATGCAAGGCGCTTCTGCATCGCGGGTGCGGATGTATGCGTTGAAGGCTGTCTGGGCTTGCTTATGGAAGTAACTGAGGGGCTGTACTGCTAACTTACGGATTTTGGTGTGGCGCTTTTCCTGCTGGGTCTCTTCTCTTCGTCGTCGTTCTGCTTCCTGTTTCGCTTTCTGCCGGTCTTTCTCTCTCTTAGCCAGTGCGATTACGGTTCCACACTCTGCGCTGCACCACGTTTGATTCTGGAAGCCTGGATGGAACCATTCGCGGCAGTCAGGGTTTTTACAGCGGCGTCTGATCTTCCTCATCGTCCCCTCCGTGCATTCTGAAGTTGTCGTCTTGCATCCAGCCGGCGCAGCAGCGGGCGCAGGCATATACCCAGTCCGGCGGCAATGCTGAACCGCAGCCAGCGCAGCTGATAGCAGACGTATCGCCAGATTGTGTGGAACGGGACATAGTCGAAGTGCTCGTAATACCAGGTGTCTTCTTCGCAGATTTCACAGTTCACCCCGAATCGGTGCTTATCCTCACTGGTCAGCACGGTGTTGCAGCTACAGCAGCGCTTACGCCCAGCATTTGTGCTCATAGGTCGTGTCTCTCCGTGGTTCGCGGTTTCCCTCAGGCAGCAGCGCGCTAACCAGCCAGAGGCGTGGATCGGTGGCGAGTGTCTTTTGGGTCTGAATATTGCGGGCGGCGTAGCGTGAAAGGAGTTCGTTGGCGGTATCTGAATTTACCGGATCATGAGTGAACCATGTCTTTTGCATCAGACTTTCCCTTTTTTCTCGGACCACGATTTCCCTGCGCGACCATCAGAACGCCGTTGACGATCGCATGTTTTTTTCCATCAAAATCGCGGGTGTAACACTTCACCGTCTGACGGGCTATGCCTGTCATGCGGCCAACTGCTGCCATGTTCCCTCGCGTCTCAACGAGAAGTTCGGGAATGGTTTGAACAATGGCTTTAACCATTTTGTTTTTCCTTCAGTTTCATGTATTCGCTGTCGGCCGGCACCGTCAGTTTGCAGCCAAGACTCAGCGCCCAGCCTTCCACCTGAGTGAGGTAGAAATGCATGTCGCCGGTATCGAGGTCTGAGGTATGCCGTAGCGAACGGATTACTGTCGTTTCACCTGTCACCACATCGACCATCTCGCGCTCTACGTAGCCGAGATAGGTGTGCTTCATCGCGTCTTTCACCCACTCAGGAGAGGCAAAGTCTTTGCCGCGCCGGATGAGCCAGTCGCTGATTTCGCTGTACCACATGTGGGATAAGGCGTTCTGGTTGAGGCTGCGCCTCTCGCGCCACGGCTTGATGATCAGCCGGTAGGTTTCGCCAGAGTCGAGCATGGAGAGGATTTGCTGCCCGATGGCGCTGAAGTTCGATTTATGAAGGCGTATGCCGTCTTTCGGTATCTCCATACTTGCGCGTCTCATGTTGGGTTTCACATTCAGCAGCAACGATCACGTCATGCGCCTCTTGCGCCAGGATGCCAACAGCTTCAATCCGCTCTTGATACTGCTCCGGCGTCAGCGTGCCCTTTTGGACGAGATTCATGATCGCCAGCGTCAGGTTGCGCGCCTGGCGGAGTTTCGGCGGCTCGATAACGAGCTGGATAACCTGCGTCATGCTCTCGCTCCTTCCCGTCCTGCCAGCCAGAAGAAAAACGCGCGGTCAACAACTTCATCCTGATAGCCGAGGTGCGATCGGGACATGCTGTGCTTGTCGCCGTGAACGCTGTGATAAAAACGCTCGAAGCTGCTTCTGATGCTTTCGCTCATGACGCTCTCCCTTTCCTGACGAGTGCTTTCAGCCGGGCAACATTGTCCAGAGCCTTTTCGCTGGCTGTCGGCATGTAGAGCTTTTCCAGCTGCGCGCGCGGTGGCGGAATTTCTTCGCCAGACTCGATGCGCGACGCCATTTTGCGAAGCTCGGCGCGGCATTTTGCACGCAGCTCAGGCTCGGAGAGGTTGTTGGCGCGCATGGTGCTGTACAGGCCTGTGACCATCCAGTATGCGGCGTTGCTTTCCCACGGATACGCTTCGGGGCTGTCGATCAGACCGCGGCGGGCGGAGTACTTCATCACCATGTCATACAGGCCGTCTTCGTCCGGCAGACCAGCGGAGCGGAGTTCGCCCTGCTTGCACCACTCGATAAACTGTCCAGGCGACGGCCAGAACGGCGAGGCACTGGCGCGGGCGTGCTTCATGCCGGCCGACAGCTGCTGCTTTGTGCTGATGTCGTTTTCGGCGAAGGCGGCAATCCACTGACGCTTTGCCGAGGCTTCGTCTCGCGGGTCTTTCAGCGCCGTGCTGACCGATGCGGGGAAAACCTGCTTGAGGCTCATGAACAGCATATCGACCAGACGCTCAACGGTTTCGTTAACGCCACGATCCACCGGCTGCGGGCCGTCACCAGCCATGCGGGCCAGCGCGCTGCTGTCGCGGTTGTTTATTGCGGCTACGAGGTTTCTCATATGAAATTTTCCTCCCACTCTCTGCGGTCGTTCCAGTGTGGAATCTGTTGCTGTGAACTGGATGGCGCATTGCGGGCCGGCTGGCTCATCTGCGCTTTAAGGGTCGCCCACTGCTTTCGCAGCTTCGACGGGCTGAGGATATTGGTTTGCCAGAACTGATTGCCGTTCGCCCAGGTGAAAACTTCGCAGATTTCCCGATGGCTGACCTTCAGGGAATCGCGCATCAGGCGAATGTCGTTTGCCCAGGCGGGCCAGTTGGGTTGCTGGGTTGTCGGGGTGATCACCTGAACCCGGCTGAAAATCCACTGAGCGGCCAGAAGGTCATCAGCGGTTCCCCACTTGTCGCCCTTGGGTGAATGAACCGCTGCATCAGGCCGGACAACAGGAAGACTTTTCAGACGCTCGTCAGAGGATTCGCCAGAATTCTCGGACGTATGTTTAATGTCTTTTTTGTCTTTTGTAATATTGTCTTTTGTGGTTACCCGATTCGGGTAAGACCCGTTACCCGATTCGGGTAAACATTTCTTACCTGATTCGGGTAAGTTTACCTTTTTCGGGTAAGTCTCGTTTTTCCACTCATTTAGCTCCTTGTTTATGCCCGTCAGCCGCCCTTCCTGAGTGAGGATATTTCGCTTCACCAGCGCGCTTTTTGCTGCTGAGCATTTGTGCGGCAACATACCTGTAAGCTGGGAAAGCTGTTCGTTACTCACCCAGTCAACTTTCTTGTTGAAGCCGTATGTTTTGCGCATAACGGCCATGAAAACCAGAAGCTGATGCTGTGTCATTCCAGCCAGCATGACAGCCTCAAGCAGTTCATTGGCGATGCGCGTGTATCCGTCCTCCAGATCTGCCACGCGACGCTCCACGGCCCGGAGTTCGGGCCTGATTGGTGATACATTGTCATAAGCCAGATTCATCGCCGCCCCCGCCCGCCGGTATTCCAGCGCGATATTCAGCGATGATCCGTTTTATCTCTTCGGCCGTTCCGTGGGAAAGAATCAGCTGATCAAAGCCACCATCGCGATCGAACTCTGCATCGACCAGCAACTCTACCAGGCGCCGCGCTTTTCCTGCGCTGAACTGAGGAATAGCTGCGCTCCGGGACAGTTTCTTTTTCCCGGCCGCCTTGGCTTTCTCCATCTGCTCACGGGCAACGCTGTCAGCTTTCGGCCCATGTTCGCGAGAAAGAGCCACTGCAGTCGTCGGAGCAACCTCACCGGCTTTCACCATGGCGATCAGCTCATCGCCGCAGGCAAGCAGCTGCAGGTGATGATCAACGTCGGCGACAGATCGTTTCACCTTGCTGGCGATTTCTGAGGTCGACCAACCCTGATTAGCCAGGCGCTGATATGCCGCAGCGCGCTCCAGCGAGGTGAGCGGTTTACCCTGACTGCTGGTAACCATGAACGCGATGCGATCGGCTTCGGTGCCGGAAAAGTCTTTGCACTCTAGCCGCGCAATCTCATGGCCTGCTTCTGTCGCCAGCAGTGCGCCGTGATAGCGGTGGTGACCGTCGATTACCTTGATTCCCTGCTCAGTTACCTGAACAGCCAGAGGCGGGACAAACTCGCCGGCGATAAACGCATCGCGGAACTCTTCGACGTGCGCCTGGTCGATTTCGCGGACGTTATAGCCCGGCTCGATGTACAGCTCAGCCAGCGGGACCAGAAACGTTTTCTTGACCGTTGTCTCGGTGCCGTTTTTGTCCTTGGCCTTGTAATGCAGTGATAAACTACTCATAATTACTCCTGTGAATTGATCCAGTCTTTTCGCATCAGGCCTCGAAGCTGTTCGCGCAGCTCGGGGCCTTTTCTTTGCCCAGAATCAGGGCCACTTCCTTCGCCACCGCTTTAGCCAGCTGCGCAGCATCGTCATCAACAATTCCGTATTCGAGGATGTCGATAGCCATGCTCATCTGGCGGAAGAAGTTCTTCTTCATGCGGCTGACCTGGTACTCAGCGATCCCCAGCTTTTCGGCGAATGTTTTCTGGCTGATAGACGCCAGCTTGTTCAGCAGCGCCGATTCAATGCGGCGCGCGTTCTTGCTTTGAGTTGCATGTTCCATCTTGGATAATTCCCTTGTTGGTTAATTGGTTGCGTGACATTGCAGTGAGCATGTCACTTAAGGTTTCCCCACACGGGCGGGGACGGGTTTCAGAGTGTTAAAGAGCGGTGTTACTAAGAAGCGGCTAACAGGTCGGCAAGGTCAGGGCGAATCTCGAACGGTTTAACTCGGCCTTGCGTGGCCTTAGATATTGCCAAAACATATTTGGCATCTATGCCGCCTCCGTGTAGCCAACGCCAAACGGTCGGCTGTTTGACGCCGCAGAGATCAGCCAGCTTTTGCTGACTACCTGCGATGTTCACAGCCCTTTGAATAGCTTTGTTAGTCATAGCAATTCCTTTACGTATTATCACAGCAGGAATAATAGCAATGAGTATTGGTAAAGGCAATAGCTTTCCACATTTGACGGTTAATACGCCTAGCTATAAATTGCGGGGTATGAATAAAACTCTCGCAGAAAGATTGGCTAAGGCCATGCAAGAAAGGGATATGTCTCAGGGTGCTTTAGCGAAAGCATCTGGTGTAGCCCAACCAACTATCTGGCGCCTGGTTAAAGGTGAGGCCAAGGGTTCGACTCGTCTGGTTGATATTGCGCGCGCTCTGTCAGTGAGCGTTGAGTGGCTGGCTAACGGAACTGGGTCAATGGATGCCCAGGAAAAGATGACTTATCCTCAGCCACCAGCCAATGAGATGAAGCTCGGAGGAGTGTTTCCTGTTCCTGTCTTTGATCGCTCTAATGAACAAACACATGACTATGTGTATGTTCCAAATTCAGTAGAGAGTGATAGCTGTAGAGCCTATATCTTAGAGCGTAACAGCGGGTGTTATGAAGCACCGGCAGGCACTGTTGTCGTGGTAGACACAGAGGAAGAAGCTGGTAATGGTGATCTGGTTTACGCCAAGGTTAACGGGGCGTATTCCGTCTATAAATTTGTTGATGGCGGATCCACGGGTTATCTGTCAGTAGATGATGATCGTGTTCCTCTTGTGCCTGCAACAACCGATTCATCCGTAATTGGCGTCGTCGTTTTCCTGCTGCGTGATCTGAAGCGCAAAAAATAATCCTCTTCATTTTTAGGGGGGGTGTATTCTGTATACCCTCCTTGCTTATTTCTAAGCAAAGCCGTCGCCATAATCCCTCCCCCTTTTCAATCAAATCAGCGTTTTATATTTTGAGTCCACCCAAAACACTGTTGTTTTAAACAGTAGTTTTCATAGTGAAACACATCCTCTTATAAATCAAGAAGAGCGTGACGCTTTTTTTTCTACCCTTCCCAAATCAGTAGCTTGCCACCATAAAACACTAATTTTTTTCGATACGAAATCATTCACTTATACGTATTGCTATTGAAATATTACCAATACGTATTGCTATGGATAATACTCAATGCTATTATTTACCCCATCAGCAGGACGCAGTACCCAACAGGATGTTGGATCGCTCTTTAACATTGATGGGGTTTATTTCTCCCGCCCTTGTGGGAGACCAAAGAGCAGTTGGCTTTGGGATTGGATGAATGCGCAGGCTGATGCGCGATAAGGCAGCGGCACCCATGCCGACATAGATTTCAGTCGGATCGAGCGTGGCGGACACGGCTCAGGCTATGAACAAGCTGCCGACTTCCGAAAGCCGGAGATCAGCACCGGCCATCCAATCACCTAAGTCAATTACCGGAGGTAAATATGTTTGCAGCTACCAATAGTGTCAGCCGTCGCTACCTCAAGCGTGGCGAACTGATTGCAAAACGCCGTGCAGAAGCGGCAGAAGGTAAAGCCCGCGTTGATGTCAGTGCCGAGCGCGTTTCGCGCGCTGTGTCAGCGCCGAGCCTTCGCGAAAAGCACGAAGATGGCGCCATGTGCCTGCCCGCCGTAGCGATTTACAGCGCCGGGCATCGCAAGGTTCGCAAAGACGCAACGCACATCATTAAGTAAGGCCGCACACAGTACCAATCAATGAGGATACGACGATGGCACACATGACTAAGAAAGCCGATTTCCTAAAAATAATTGAAAAAATGGCGAACCCTAAAATGCGCTGTTTCCGTGGTTCTGTTTATCTTCGTGATGGTGGCGACATTAAAACAGAAATTGAAATCTATCGTGCCTGCAATATGGAAGAAGCAGGCATTATTTCTTCGATGAATCAGTCTGCGAAATATCGCAGCTGGATGTAAAAAATCTGCCTGACCAGCCTTGAGTGACACCGCAATGGCCTGTTACTACAGGTCATGACGGTGCATTTGCACCAGACGCGTTATGAGCCGCAATGCGGTACGAGAGTTTTTCGCCTTTGGCTCCTGCAGGAATGCAGGGGCCATTTTTTTAACCAAACCACCCCAAACTATTTAAGGATGTCCACGATGAATCTTGCGATCGCGGGCGGCACCATCGTGGATGCCGCTCAGCTTTACCCTTCCCAGTTAACCCGCTTAACCGAGCGCCTGCGCACTATCTGCCGCTGGCTGACCGACACCATGAAACAGCCAGGGAGATCCTGATGAAAATTCGTTACTTCCAGAAAGCGCAGGAGCTTTCACGCGAGGCCCATCTGTTTGGCGACAGTGCCAAATGGGCTATGGCAATGCTGTTATTACGGAGGGCGCACCAGTGAAACTTTCATGGCGAGCTAAGCAGGAAGTCGAAGAGATCATGAAAAATCTCTCTGAGACGGATTTGGAGCGCATCGGCGATGAAGTCGACGCGATGATGGATCAGCACAAGATTAACCCGCTGATGACCGCCCTGTGCGCATTCCTGCCGAAGCATTTCGATTACCCCGCTGTCGAGCTGGTCGACGAAGACGACGAGCAGTATGAAGCCGCTGAAAACTTCCTGCGTGATGCGCTGGTGAAGGTATCTATGCGGGATATGGCGATCGCCATCTGGAAAAGCCGCAACAGCTTCGATGAGGTGGCGTGATGGAGCCGGGCATCTATTACGACATCAGTAACGAGTCGTACCACAGCGGCTCAGGTATCAGCAAATCACAGCTGGACGACATTGCCATCAACCCGGCCATTTTTCAGTGGCGCAAAGAAGCGCCGGAGGACGAAGAAAAGAAATCGGCACTGGATATGGGCACGGCACTGCACTGCCTGCTACTGGAACCTGAAGAGTTTGATCGCCGCTTCATCGTTGCGCCTGAATTTAATCGCCGGACCAATGAAGGCAAGGCGAACGAAAAAACCTTTCTGCAGGACTGCGCCGGGCTGGGCATGACGGTGATGGACGCCGAGGAAGGCCGCAAACTGAAGCTTATGCGCGCCAGCGCCCTCGCCCACCCGGCCGCGCGCTGGCTGCTGGAAGCTGAAGGCCATCAGGAAGCATCAATTTACTGGAACGACGAGCAGACCGGCGAGCTTTGCCGGATCCGGCCAGACAAATTTCTTTCAGGCCAGCCCGTCATCGTCGACGTGAAGAAAGTGGCTGATATGTCCCGCTTCGCCCGCCACGTCGAAGAGTTCCGCTATCACGTTCAGGACGCCTTCTACCGCGAAGGCTTCAGCAAGCACTTCGGCGAATACCCGCTTTTCGTTTTCATCGCTGTCAGCGAGTCGATCGACTGTGGCCGGTATCCGGTACGCACCTTCCAGCTGCAGGAGGACGATGTTGCCGTGGGCTACGACCTCTTTCGCCGCGACCTGAACACCTATCACGAATGCATGCTGACCGGTAACTGGGGCGGCATCGAAGAAATCACGCGCCCGGACTGGGCTAAAAGGAAGGATTACGCATGAGCAACGAAATTACGCACGCGCCGGTCAATGAGGCCGACACCAAAGCGGCGATCTTCAGCCCGACCGGCCTGCAGAAGTTGCAGGCGTTTGCCGAAGTGATGGCGCTGGGAAAAGCAACCGTTCCGGCCCACCTGGCGGGCAAACCGGCTGACTGTCTCGCTATCGCTCTGCAGGCTGCGCAGTGGGGAATGAACCCCTACGCGGTAGCGCAGAAAACACATCTCGTTAACGGCACGCTGGGCTACGAAGCGCAACTGGTAAACGCCGTCATCACCAGCTCTACAGCGGTGCAGGGTCGATTCAAATATGAGTACGGTGGCGACTGGGAGAAGTTTAAGCCCGGCGCGGCTAACGCGGCTAATGAACGCGGTCTGTTTGTCCGCGTCGGCGCCGTGCTGCGCGGCGAGACGGAAATCACCTGGGGCGAGCCGCTGTTTCTGGAGTTCGTCACCACCCGCAACTCCCCGCTCTGGAAAACAGCACCGAAGCAGCAGCTGGCATATCTGGCCGTCAAATACTGGGCGCGCCTCTATTGCCCTGACGTCATCCTTGGCGTTTACACCCCGGATGAGTTTGAGCCGGCGCAGCGCGCAGAACGCGATGTCACTCCGGCGCGCAGCCGTGCGGACCTGAACAACCTGATCAACAGCAAGCCCGAAACGCAGCAGCCCGAGCGCGAAATTAACCCGGCAACGAACACCAGTGCACCAGCGCGCACGCCGGACGAGCTGCTTGCCGATTTCACCACCGCTGCGGCTGAAGCGGAAAATGTTGCCGGTCTGGATCGCTGCTACAAATACGCGGCACGCATGCTGGCGAACGAGTCTGACACGCTCGAAAAAGCCACCGATGTTTACCTCCTGCGCAAGGCGGAGCTGGACGAAGACGGAGCCGCGAATGCGTAAGCTCGCGCAGTATCGCCGGAACGCCCACCCCAACAGCGGCTTTAAGGAAAAAGTCGCCTGGCAGCTTTCAAAGGGACCACGTACAGGGCGCGAATTAAGCGCCTTTTTTCATATGACGCTCGGCGAGTTCAACGGGCTGATGCGGGGATGCCTGCGCGGCAAAACAGTCGTTATTGAAGCCAGTGAACCGGTGCCGGTCGATGGTTGCATCGACTACACCTACACGCTGATCCGCACCCGCCGTATTGTCAGCTCTCACCCCGAAACCATGATTGTCAGCCGCCGATCGTTCGCAGAGCGTGGCGCGATCGGAGCACGACCGCATCATTACCACCCTTCTCGATAAGCACGCCAAAACCGTTCAATGCCTCCGGCCTGGCACATTCCCGGCAAAGCGCTGGCTGTCCTTCTATGTACGGCAGGTAGATAAGGAGACTCGCCAGTGAATATCGTTAATGACTATGGCGGCAGCACCACACCGCCCGAACACCGTGACAGCTGGCAAACGCCGCCGGAAATATTTGCTGCGCTGAACAGCAATTTCCGCTTTGTGGCTGATGTTGCGGCGAGCGAGCACAACCACCTGCTCCCGGTTTACTTCACCGAACAGGACGACGCACTGGCGCAGGACTGGGCCGGACAACTGCCACTGGGGCTCACCTGGTGCAACCCGCCCTATAGCGACATTTCTCCCTGGGTGAAGAAAGCCGCAGAGGAATGTCGTAAAGGGATCGGCACCGTGATGCTTGTTCCTGCTGATACCTCAGTCGGCTGGTTCAGTCTGGCGCGGAACTCATGCACGGAGGTGCGCTTCATTATCGACGGCCGCCTCTCGTTTATTCGCGCTGATACCGGCAAACCGGTTAACGGCAACAACAAGGGATCAATGCTGTTGATTTGGAACCCGTTCACCTCAGATTTTGGCATAACCGGGTATGTCTCGCGTGACACGCTAATGGCGATCGGAAGAAAGTTATTGTCCGATCGGGAGCCTGCCGACGAGCGCGCCGCATGACAGCCACCAGAAAGAAGCCGACATGGGCTGGATTATCACTAATCTGGCCCTTTTTATTTGTATCGTGCTGGCCTGGCTATGGCCGCCAAAGGAGTAAATATGGAAAGAATGTATAGCTGCCGACAGGTTTGTGAAATTCTGAGCATCGGTAAAACCACTTTATACCGGAAGGTAAAAAGTGGTGAAATCGATAAGCCCTTGCGAAACGGTTGCCGGATGAGCCGTTGGCCAGAATCAAGCATCACACGTTATCAGGAATCACTGAAACGAAGTCATGCGGCATAAACTGGGTCAGCCACTCATCGTAGACGTTCATCATACTCCTTCGCTCGTTGAGGTATTCGGCGTGGTTATAGGCGGCAATTACTGTGTTGGTTTCAACATGCGCGAGTTGCTTCTCTATAATTTCGCCGCGATACCCCATTTCATAGAGAGTAGTCGATGCCGTTGCGCGAAAATCATGACAGGTCAATTCAGTAGGCTGGAAACCTAAATACACGATCGCGCGATTAAGTGTGCTATTGCCCAGTGGCTCTAACGGTTTTTTTATGCCTGGGAAAACTAGCTCCCGGTTAGGAAACGCAGTCTTAGCCTCTTTCAGTATTTTTATTGTTGTAGGAGACAATGGCACAGAGTGAGCTCGGCCCATTTTCATGCTGCCAGCAGGTATGGTCCAGAGCGCATTGTCTAAATCGAAATGCTCCCATCTGGCACTTCTAAGCTCATTTTGACGCACGAAAACGAAGGGCAACAACATAAGCGCCAGCTTTGTTTGTATGTGTCCACCATATGAGGCCAAAGATGCAAAATACTTTTTCAGGTCTGCTGCAGTAAGGCATCTTGAGTTAACAGCTTTTGGTGCAATGATGGCGCCTCTTAACGGAGCCGCTGGATCGGTTTCGGCTCGCAACGTGGCGACTGCATAGCAAAACACAGCTGAGCAGATCTGACGAACCTTGAGAGCAGACTGATGCGTACCGCGCGACTCGAGCCTTCGCAACACCTTCAAAATATCGTGTGCTTTAATCGACAGTATGGGGCGATCACCAAAGTCCGGATAACAGTGCACAGAAAGGAAGAGCTCATTCTGATCATACGTTCCTTTGGCCCATGTCTGTTTTTTTCTCTCAAGCCATTCCTGTGCAACCAGCTTGAACGTTATCTGATCCTCGGCAAGAGAGGCCTGCTTTTCAACCTTTCTGGCGTCGGTCGGGTTTAAGCCTTTTTTAACGAGTTCTCTTGCCCTCTCCCTCTCCTTCCTGGCATCTGCCAGCGAAACATGCGGATATTCGCCGATCGTATACCTGCCGTCTTTCTTTGGCGTGAGCCAGTAACGATATCGCCAGAACTTGGTGCCGCTGGGGCGAACCTCAAGATAAAGGCCGTTCCCATCCTGAAGAATGTAGGGCTTAGCCTGGGGCTTCGCGTTTTTCACTTTGGTATCTGTTAATGGCATCGCAGGAATCTACCGGATAAAAACGTTGTCCGGTAAGTTGTCCTGTTTTTTGCGGGCTGTCAACGAACAACATGGAACGACGTGGGGATAAAGTGCTTAGTGATCTTCAGGTTGGGCGCGGAAAATGGAACTTAGGGGAACTATGCGGAATCACGGTTTGGATTTGCTGACAGAAAGCGGATTTTCATTGCAAGCCTTTAAATTATTCTGTTTTAGCGGATAAAGAGGCGTTATCAGCGGGTTATCCTGTTTTTAAACTTCCGCCGTCATTATAAAAACGGCGTGGACGATTGAGTAGAGTCTAGCTGACACCACTTAAGGGCTAAAGGATATCTCACCTGCAGGCCCTGGACAGGCGACAGGAAAGCAGGTTTTTTGACGGGAAAGGCAGAGTCACTGCATCAGCGGCCTGTCACTTCGGTTGCAGTAGTGCAGCCTGGCCCGGCCGTTTATTCAGCTGCCGTCGCGCTCGTCCGGCCGCCGCCTGACCAGAGCAAGCTGATAGAGATTATTTCGGTCAATCCACCTGCCGCAGCTCAAGCAGACAGCGCCGTGAGGGGTATGTTTTTCATCATTTTGCAGGGTGTACTGGAAACGGCGCTCTCCACACTGTTGGCACCGGATCTTAACTCGGCCCATAGGGAGACTCCATCAAGGTTAATTAAGCTGTGGGCTAATCCTGGCACCTTTCGCCAGTTGAGCCAGCAGCCAGGCAAATTAACTTTTCGGCCTTCCGATCTTCCGCTGCATCAAGCGACGGCCGCTCTGCGCAGGCTGGCCGGAAAAAACTTCAACCTGACTTATTAAAAACCCACTCTAACCCCGCATCAGAGCGCATTCCACAAGGAATGCCGACCTCGATCGCCCTCGCCCCACGCTGAAACAGGCAGGTTATAATCCCGAATGAATTAATTAAATTAAAACAAAAACCTAAATGTAGATAATTTTATAACAGAAACAGATGCTCTGAGGTAAACCACACGCTGTTAACTCCCGAGACAGAGGATTACACTGATGATGCTGTTTAATTAAATAACGGTTAACTAAAGAGGGAGTGAAAAATGGCTTTAAACGCTTCAGACTCAGCGCAGCTGGACGCCTGCACCAAACAGGTAGCGGATCTCCAGACGCAGTTAGATAAGCAGAAAACGCTCAGTGAGCTTTACCGGAACGAGATCCTTACCGACAGTGAGTTCCTGGGATTTACGATAGAAATCTTCGATAAAATTCAGGCCTCCATCAACAGCGGCGTGATTAATACCATGCCGGTTGAAGAGCAGCGCCAGCTGCAGGAAACCCTGGTTTACGTTAAAGAGCGGCAGGCAGCCGATAAACTGTATCGCAAAGAAGGCGATCCAGAACCACGAACGTACGAAGAGTACCGTAATCCGTAATAATGAATAGTTTTATGATAAGCCGCCCATAGTGAAGTGAACCTGAATATTGAACACTTTATTAACTGGCGACTGACATGGCCTGAGCTCAAGACTGCACCGGGCTCAGGCCGTTTAGTTTGGCTGGATTCGTTCGTTGTAGTAGCCACCTCCACCCTACCATACGCATCACGCTTAGCCGGTTCGACTGCATGCCTCGGTCGCCCCCCTCTCGTGAACGCTGATGGCGTCGGTGATTCTCGACAAACCTGAGTTCAGTGCCTCACTGACAGTTATCTCGTGCCCGCTGAATAAAGCTTTTGGCATTTTCTCGTTAGGCTTAGCTGGTCTATCGATTACTGCTCAAAGCCCGTCGCCAGCTTCAAAAGACTGCTTATAAATAGCCCTTTAGTCAGAGTCGGTTGTTCCGCGTCCCGTCCTGGTCGGCAATGCTGATACAGTTTCGTATACCTGCCGCTATGAATTGTTCAATGACTTCCTGACGTGTTTTCAGCTCCCCAGATGCTGGCCGCCGCGCTCCCGCTTTCTCACGTATTCACCACGAGGGCATCAGGCATCTATTGTCTGGTGATTTGATTTATGCAAAAAAACAGAGGAAAATACGCACAAACCATAGGGATTAAGGTCATATTTTGGCCGTTGATAGAAGGAATTATGGATGAATCCTTGTAACAGGACTCTGCTGACCGGTGTCGTTCTGCTTCTTACCGGCTCCCCCATCGCTTTTGCTGGCACTATCGAAGCCATCAACCATACCAAATGGGCGATTAACCATTTCAGCGTTAACGGACAGTCCGGGCTGGATGCTATTGGCCCCTTTCAGGGAGGGGGTGGAGGATGCTGTTACCACGCACCGCCATTATGGAAACCCGGCATAACTGTAAAGGTAGACTGGGAAACAGGCGTGGGATCATCGGAAGGTTTTCCCGGATTCCAGGACAGGGAAAAATATCTGGCATGGGTAAAAAAACTTGAGACCCAAAAAAAACAGCATTCACGCATGATTCCCCTCCCGCCCTATACGTCCACAGAAAAAACCTGCGGCATCACTGTGCATTTCCTGCCCTGCGATCAGGTAAAAGTGACGACCAGCTGCGCCGATTACGGCAGTCCGGCTTATCCGGTTAACTACCCCATTCAGATGAAGGAGCCTGCCGTATGTCCGAAGTGA